ACTCACCAGAAGGGGATGGGCGGGGCGGGCGGTGAGTAGACCCGCCCCGCCCACGACTCACGCCGCCTGAACGGTGATCTCGTGCTCGCGCGCGACCTTGCCGGACACGTTGAGCTTGAGAACCTTCAGCAGCTCGCTGTTCGCGGTCGGGGGAACGTCCCGCGGGACCGACGTGACGATCGGGATGATGGCGTTGATCTTGGTCGTGGCGTCGATCGTGTGGTCGTTCTCGTAGCCGAGGATCTTCACGATGTAGCCAGCCGTGCCGGGCGTGCCCAGCGCGGTCTCGACGACGGTCGGGGTCGTGCGGTTGTAGACGTAGCGAACCTCGACCGTGTCGGTGATGACACCGTCAAGCTCGAGCGCCTGGTCGAGCGTGTAACGACCGGTCGTGATGGTCGCGATGTTCGTCTCGTGGTTGAAGCCGTCCGGCGACAGACCGTAGGTGATCTTCTTCACCGTGCCGGCCGTCAGCTCCGCGACGGTCGGTTCGTAGATGTCGGCGATGGTCGTGACGAACAGGACGATGCCGTGGCCGTCCGACGCCTGCCCCTTCTGAACTGCCTCAGGCATACTTACTCCTTCTTCGCCCTCGCGGGCCGTTTCTTGACCACTGCGGGTTGCAGCGGGGCCGGAGGATCACCCGCGGGGCTGACCTCCACCGGACGTGTGCCGGGAATGAGAGAAGCCGGTCGCGACTTCGCAACCGGCTCCGGGTCGATGACCTCGTAGAGGTCGGGTTGGAGTTTGACCAGCCCCTCGGGGACGTCGAACTCGTGCAGCGGATCGCCCGGGGCAGCACCCCGGACACGAACGAACGGCATCTATACCTCCCGGGACCAGAACTCGAAGGTGAGGGTCACGAAGTACAGCCGCGCGGTCTTGTCGTACTGGACGGAGCCCTCTTCGACGTTGTCTGTGGCGAGCTTGATGGGATCGCACACGCGACCGGTCAGCGTCCCCGACGTGACGACGTCTTCCCCAGGAAGTAGGTCCGGCCCAGGGAGAAGCCCGTCCTCGATCGACACCAGCTGGTGCCCGATCATCTGCTTCTGCACAGCCTCAACGAGCATCAACAGCCCGTCAGCATCGACCGCAACAACCTTCACGTCATAGGACAGAAACCGTGCCGACTCGAAGCGCTGCGGAGCCATGTACCGCTTGTCGTCAAGCTCGATCGGGACGGCCGGGATTGCGACGACGTAGTTGGTTCGGACGGCACTGCCGTCCGTGTTCAGCTTGACGACAGTCTCGGTCTTGTTCGCAAGGACCGGGCTGGATTTCAGTCGGGCAACCAGCGCCTTGTGCTCGGCCCTCACTCACCCACCCCCCTCGTACATGATCTGTGAGTACTTGGCGTCCGCGATTTCGCGCGAGAATGGCGCGGACTTCATCCGCCGCGCACGCTGGCAAGCAAGACAGCGACGTTCTCCCAACCGCAGTGCGTAGGCCGCCAAGTTCGGCTCCACGAGGCGATGACCCAGTGGACACGCCTCTTTGCTGGCCCATGGATGCGTACCCTGGCGCACTTGGTCCAAGTTGTTCTCCGAGTGCGTGTCCCACCGAAGGTTCGAGAGATGGTTAGACGACGCGCCGTCTGCTCCGTGACACGCCTCCATGCCCTCGGGGCACGGTCCTACGAACGCCTCTAGAACAAGCCTGTGGACGTACCGCGCAGCGCGCCGATTCTCGCGGTAAAGATGAACGACTGCGTAGCCGCGATCTCGAACGTTCTGCGCGATGCTGCGGCCTTCGGCGACGCGAAGATTGCCGCCACCCTTGGCTACAAGTCGGGTCACCGACCGTACAGAACCTCTGTCGCTAACTTCGTAGAACCCCTCGTATTCGACGACGGGCTTCCATGCTTCAGGGGCGCTAGAATCCATAGCAGCCCTCCAATCGAGTAACGGTCGATTCAGGGTTAGGCCCCGGCGAGTGTTCCACCACTCGGTTTGGGGCCGTTTCCCATTCTCTCACCACCCACCGACATCAGCCCGATATGGCTTCTGCGGTGGCATCGAAGACCGCTATCTCGAGGCCGCGGTAGAATCCAGCCTCATTCGCCCTTAATGCCGACCTTCCGGCGTGCTGGGGGGCGGACTGAACATCGCCGCCGCCGTCCTCAACGAAACCGAATGAACCCTGCGCCTTGCCGATGTTCGGCCCGATCTCGGAGCGGATCTCTCCCGGCCCGTGAGTGATGTCAAAGTCGATCGATGCCGCATACGGCTCCAGGCCGGTACGCTCCGCACCCTGCCGCCAGTCCTGCTTCATCTCGACGGACGTGAACTTGAGGGCCTTCTCGACGTACTTCGCGGCCCTCTCTGGCGCATCGGTCAGGTCTGCCGCGAGCTCGTACAATTCGCTGAAGTCGTCGCTCACGAGACCTCCCTCAGCGGGTAGCGAGCGGCCGTGGTCTGACCGCTCTGCGCGCGACCATCGATTACAGCCCGCAACCCCACGAGGGACGCGTCTACGGCAGAGGCATCGACTCGCAGATCCTCGCCCTCGGCGAGGACCGTTCCGGGCGGCAGCTTGACGTATGGCGACTGTTCGGCCGCAGGTTGGCCAGGCGCTTCGTGGTCCGAGACGGTGAGCGATGGGATGACGACCTGAGCGGGTCCCGCGTAACTCGTTGACGCGAGCGTCTCGATGGCGTCACCCGTTTCCGGATCGGTCCCGGGCTCAAACGCGCCGATCGTGACCGTCTCTGTGAATCGCGCCGCTGTCAGCTTCCGCCCCAGCTTCAGGGTTCCCTTGAGCAGGCTCACCGGGTGTCCGCCGTTCCGGAGCTCGCCCCGTAAGCGCGCTGCAGGTTCTCGGCGGTGAGCGCCGGCAGGGTGAGGTGTCCGGTCTTGTCGCCGCCATCGGCGAATGCGATTCGGAAGTCGTCGAGCGCGAGGCTGGAGAGTCCGCCGATGCTGACGCCGAGGTCGTTCTCTACGAGAGTGATGGCGGACGACACCATGGCGATGTTCACGCCCACGAGGTCCTTAGGCGCTTCGGTTGCCCCGTAGGTGAAGGTCACTTCGACGGTGTCGTAGTAGACGCCTTCGATGGTGTCCTCGAACCGCCGGAACGGAACGTCGACGTCTCCGACCTTCACGGATCCGATGTCGCTCACGTACGACTGCGGCAGGGTGACTCTGCCGTCGATCGGGTACGCGATGTAGGAGACCGTCTTCTCGGGGTAGATGTGCTGACCGATCACGCTGTTCCGCAGGTAGTCGGCGGACTGCTCGAGCAGCGTCTCCACCCAGGCGGATTCCTCCTCGGTGAACTCGCGCTTGAGGACTTCCGCGACGTCGTCAGCGGTAGCGAAACCGGCCATGCGTCACTCCCCCTTGAACAGCGCCCGGATCTCGTCCCGGGACTTGCCTTCGACGTCGACGCCCTGCGACTTCGCGTAGTCGGTCCACTCGGGGAGCCCCGCGTTTCCCTTGGGCTTCTCGACGGGCGTCTGTGCGGGCTGAGCGGCCGAGTTGGATTCGGCGTCACTGTTCTGCTCGTCGCCCTCCTGCTGCTCGCCGGTGCTGGTGACCGGGTCGCCGCTCTCGACGGGCGTCTGCGCAGGCTGAGCGACTGCGAAGCGGGCGTGGCCGCCGGATACGAGGCCGCTCGCAATGCTCGCTTCGACGTCCATCTCGATGCCGCTGGGGCCGATGATGAGTGTCATCGTTGGGTTCTCTCCCTCGTGGAATGGGGAGGGCGGGGCCACTGATGCAGTGACCCCGCCCGGTGCGTCAGGACGCGGTGAAGACGCGGATGCCCGCGCTCTTGATGACCTTGCCGCCGTAGACGTGCAGGCCGCGGATGCGGTCAGCGAACGAGTCGTTGTCGCGCAGAGCCTCGATCGAGTCCAGCTGCGACACGTAGGCCGCCGCGGACTGGTGGAAGGCGACGAAGCGGGGCTTGTCGCCGGCCGCCGCGGGCAGGTTCGGTGCCGAGACGACACGGAAGCCCAGGATGTTGCCGAGGGTCGCGTCGCGGAGGCCATTCGTGTCACCCGAGGTGTTGAACGACGTCAGCTTCGAGCCCGCCTTGAGCAGGAGCTCCTCGAACTCGGCGTTGATCGCGAGCACGCGGTTCGCGGCCGGAACCTTCGCCTTCTGAAGGAACTTGCGCGCCTCGACGATCTTGTCCCACGCAGCGTCACCCGTGGTGACAGCCGCAGCCGTCATCGACGTGCCGCCGGCCACGAGGAGCGCACCGAGGAACGCGTCCGAGTCGGTCGCGAGACCGTCACCGGCCGCGTCGGTGTAGTCCTGGAACGAGCCAGCCGCCTGCACGCGGTCGATGTCGTGGACCTTGAAGTCGAACGACTTCTCCTGGTCGATCAGGAGGTCGACGCCGGTGTCGCTGATCTCGTCCGCCTTGGTGGTGCGGGGGATCGCGACGGGCGTCTCGTCGTCGGTCATCAGGACGCCGGTCTTGTAGTCCTTGACCGTGGGCGCGACGACACCGGTCAGGTGCACGACGTTGCCCTTGCGGGCGTCGCCCTCGTACTTGCGGGACACGAGGTGCGGGAACACGACCTCGTTCTCCCAGCGGTCGATCATCTCGTCCGACCAGACCTCGGGAATGAAGTTCTCGATAGCCATGACGGCTTCCTTTCAGGGGCCAGCGGCCCCGGGGTTAGTGGACCCCGAGAAGGTTGTTGACGCGGCCCTCGTCTCGGGCTTTGCGTCGGTCTTCTCGGGACAGAGCGTTGTATTCGGCGCGGGTCAGCTGACCCGGCTTCGACGGGGCCTTCGGTGACTGGTTGACGTTCCCGAACCGCTTGCCGCTGGTGGCGGCGAGGTGCGGTTTGCGGGTGAGCAGGTCGCTGATCGCGTCCTCGATCGCTGCGGTGTCGACGTCGCCGTTGTCGCCCACCTCGAACTCCTTGAGGTCGAGGTAGAGAACGGCGTCTGCGGGGTCAGCGAGCTTCCCCGCGGCTGCGGCACGGATCTCGCTTCGGAGGATCCGGTCGTTGGCCTTGGTGGATGCTTCCTGGAGGGCCTCGCGCTTCACGCGGTCCAGTTCCTGCTCATCGGCCGGCTTGTCCTTCGCTGCGATCTGGGCCTTGAGGGCGTCCAGTTCGGCGCGGAGTTCGCGGGTCTCCCGTCGCGCAGCACGCACATTCGCGCGCTCCGTCGCCAGAGCCTTCTCGCCGGCGGGTCCGAGAGGCTTGTCTTCCTCTTCGGTTTCGTCAACCGTCTCGTCGACGGTCTCGGTCTCTTCCTCCGTCGTGTCGACAGTCGCGTCGTCAACGTCTTCGGGCATTAGGAATCGCTCCTTCACATGGGCAAATGGAAAAAGCCCCCGCGAAGGAGGGCTTGGTTGCCCCATGAAGGGGCGGATTCCGCGTCGCGCGGATTCGAACCCGGCACCGGGCCGGGAAGTCAGTAGAGGTAGCCGTAGCGCTGCAGCAGCTTGCGAGCATGCTCGGCGTCCTGCGCCATCCGCATGACCGTCTCCGGCATGAGCCGGAGCGTGCTGGTGCGTCGGTAGCGGTCGCCGGCGTTGATGTTCGAGTTAAGTGCCTGCGAGCGCCCGAACGCGCCCCGGCTGGTCGTGCCTTCGGTGGTTGCGTACACCTGAAGCGGAGATCCGTCTGCGCGTCGGCCGATGGTGATCGGCTTCAGCCGCGAAGGGCTGAACGTGCCGTCTGGATGTCTCTTGGCGGTGGTGTATGCGCCGCGGCGGGCGTTGACGACATTGATGGGGTCTGCGCCGTTGCGGATGGCCCATGCGCCGGACTTGGTGAACACTCGGTTCTGCTCGGCTTCGCTGAGCGAGTCGAAGTAGTCGGCGGGCGATCGGAAGAACCCGTTAGGTGTGTCTCTGTCGCGAAGCGGCATTGACGTGCACCGGCAGGACGGGTGCCGTTGGAAGTCCGTCTTGTAGCCCTTGACACCAGCGAGGATCGCGCACCGTGAGCAGGCGCTGGGCTGGACGACCCGAACGCTGTACAGGTACCCCTTGGACACGGCGTCGGTGTGGTCGGCTGAACGCCCCGCATCGCGGATCGTGTTCGCCGCGAGAAGGGCCATGAGGGCGGTGCCGGCGCGGAACGCCTGTCCAACCCCCATGCCCTTCCCGATGAGCGACTTGGTGTACGTAACACCGGAGAACATCTCGGCTCCGACGTCACGACCCTCGCGAGTCACGCCGCCGAACGCTTCGTGCACGATCGCTGCGCCAGCCGCGCCTTCTGTGGCCGCGCCGACGTACGGCGTGGCCTGACGGGCGGCTTCGATCTGCGCGTTTGAGACTGTCGACACGATGCGCCGGGACCGGTAGTCCCATTCCGTGTCGAGGTCGTTCGGGTTCGCAGCCGACCACGTGCGGACAACCTCGCCCGCCGCGGCCGTGGCGACCCGGTCAAGTGCCTCCTGGCGAGCCTCAGCCAGTTGCGTCAGTTGGCTCACTCTCAGGAACCTCCACGAGATGGTCCTGCAGGGCAGCCTGCGCAGCACCCGCGAACGTCGCCGCGTTCTCCTCTTCGACCATCTGCATGATGCGGTCCATGTCAGTCGGAGAGACGCCGTCAAGCTCGAACAGGTACTTCATCGGATAGCCGATCGCGCGCTTCTTGGTGAGCGAGTCGGTCAGCTGAGCCTCGGAACGGATCTCCGGGTTCGCCCAGCGCAGCGTGGCGTACTGAGTAGCCTTCGCGAGTTCATCGTTTCCGCGCACGAGGTGCCCCAGCCGGAGCACTTCCTTGATGGCCGGGGTGGCGAACGTCTGAAACTCGATCGACTTCTTCACAAGGCCAATCTCCGACGCCTTGAGGCCCTCCGCGCTAACGTTCGACATGCCCGTCTTGGTGACGAGATATGTCGGAGGTGTGCGGGTCTGCGCCGCGATGTGCCCGACCATGACACTGACCGCGTCGGTGAACACGTCGAGCTTGGCTGCGTCCCACTGTGCGATGCGCGCCTTGGGGCTCGAGAAGACCGCGAACCGACGTTCGTTGAGGTCCTTCATGGTGACCGGGACCTGCCCGATGACCTTGCCGAGTTTGTCGAGGATCTGACGTTTGGGGGGTTCCGCCCCGAGCAGCACTCGCGCCGGCATCGACGCGTAGTCGGCCGCCAGGAACAGGTACGCCCACATGAGGTTGATGGCGTTCTGCTTCGGTTTCACGATCGTGAGCTCGGAGACGGGCTCACCGCGCAGCATGGGCCGGTTCGGGACCTCAACGACCGGCACGACACCCAACGGGTTATCGAGCGGCCACGTGTCGTCCCCGGCTTCCTGCCACGGCTCCCAGCCGCCTTCGGTCGTCGACCGCGATCGGGCCTGCGAAGACCACGAGTCACGCTCGTTGGTGTTCCTCAGGTAGCGGCGCTGCCACTTCCAGACCTTGTCGGCCGTGTAGAGGATCCCGCGTTCCATCTCGCCGTCAACCCATGACTTCAGTGCCGCCTTACGCACCCGGGGGTTCGCGAAGTCATACTCGATCTCGACGTTCGCGGGGTGGTCCCACGCGTAAGTCGGTTCGTCGTCATCGGTACCCCACACGGACACGTAGGACCGCTTCGCGTACAGCGATGCCAGGATTCCCTGCGACGCCTGCGACTCCATCTCGTTCGCGAGCCACGTGTCCCACGTGCTCAGGGACACGGAGTCACGCGAGCGGGATTCGTCGCCGCGGTACTGGATGCCGATCGGGGTGAGCCGTTCGGCCTCAGCATTCGCAACGACAGCGCACCAGTTGTCCGAGAAGCCGGAGTACCGTGCCCCGTTCGCCCTCAGCCACTCTTCCGTGGCAAAGGTGAGGTTGTGCTGCCCGCCGTAGTAGCGCTCGTCCTCGTCGATCTCGGTCCGGCGCGCGTTGAGACGTGCGTAGATCCGTGCGACGAGGTCGCGTGCTTCCTTTGCTTCGGGGGATGCAGTGATGTCCAAAACGCCCCCTTCGGCGGGATTACAGCCAGGCGATGGACTCTTCTGGCTCGTCGTCGATTCCGGCGGCAAGGGCATCCATTCGCGCTTCATGCGCGAGGACGCTGGACATGGCGATGTCCATCTTTCGGTGGTCTTCACCGAAGGGCTTGCCGATGTAGTAGCGGCGGACCATCGTCACGGAGTCGATGTTCCCGGCGCGCATGAACGCGTTCCGCAGGTGGGTATCCGCGTCTCGGTCCTCGTCGTGCATGAAGTCCGAGTCGGGGTTGTACACGTCGGTCCGGAGACGGTCGAGCGCGTCATGCATCGGATTGATGCGGTTCGTCGCCCACTTCACGAACGTCTTGTCACCGTGTCGCGAGGCGAGCTCGTCGGCTTCGGTTTCCCAGAACTTCGGGTCCCAGTACACGCGGATCAGGTTGTAGGTGGTGGCGATTTCTTCCCACGCGGCCATGACTTCGGCTCGCGGGATACGCCCGCCCCAGTCCTGCGGCTTCCAGTAGGCCTTGCGCTTGTTCGCCCCGTAGGTCGGGGTGAACTGGTAGCCGTCGAGTGTCTCGAGCCGGATCGCTGTGTGGTCGTTGTTGTCCGAGCCGTCGAACCCGCCGCAGACGCGGGTGCCGGGCTCGACATCCTGCCGGTATCCCTTCAGGGACCACTTGGCCATATCCATCCACGCGCCACCGCCGGTGACACGACGGTTGCCGAAGAACCGCTCCGCCTGAGCGCCATCGCGCTTCATCAGGCTTCGCGCGTCCGCCTCGATGGAGTCGAGATTCACCCACCACGAACCGCGGTAGACGTACTCGTGAATCTTTCGGCGGTCGTCCTTGTCCTTGTAGTCGAGAGGCTTGCCGTCGTTGCGGCGAATCTCGACGGCCCGGTCAGGGTCGCGGTAGAAGACGAACGTGTCGTCCTCGTCGAGCTCGAAAATCTGCTGGGCGTACGAGTTCTCACCCGGGTCCCACGCGTTGGTTGTCAGGTGGGTTCGCCCGCCCATACCGGCCGCGCCACGCGCCTGCGTGTCTGCGACCTCGACCATCTTGTTGGACTGCGTGTAGAGGCCTGCCTCGTCCTGCTCTGCATCGGAGATCGGGTTACCGAGTCGGGAACGCGCGGACGACGTCACGACGTCGATGCGGTCCAGGTCGTCGAGGCCGGAGAGCCCAAGGATGCGGACGAAGCCCTCACGGACAGCGAGCGTTTCCTTCAGCGGCCCGAGCGCGATCATGGCGCGGAGGGGGCCGTAGATGTTCTCGGCCTGATCCGCGGAGTTCGCGGTGATCTGAATGAGGGGCGAGGGGTGTCGGATGCCCATAGGTTCGCCGGCGAGGAACTCGTGGTCGAACCCGCAGCTGCACCCGTGGTCGGCGCACCGGTAGATCTCGCCACCCTGCGCCCAGCCACCGAATACGGACGGCCCACACGCCTCGTACGCGACCTGCGACGCCGAGAACGGGCCCTTGCCTGTCTTCTGCGGCGCGACGATGAGCGTCCGGCGGTAGTGGAATGCCTGGTTGAGCGTCGGAGGGTTGTCCGGCCCGACTTCCTCGGGCGGCACAAACACCGCCTCAGGACGCACCCGGTAGCGGTTCGCGTGGCACCAGAACTGCCAGTCCGCCATCTCGAACGGGCGTCCTCGAGCGAAACCCTGCGGGACACGGCAATGCGCCGTAATCCACCGGTCACCCAGATCACCCAGGGTCGGAAAGTCGACAACGAACTCGCTCACGGCAACGCCCTCATCCGACGTTGCGGCGCTGCAGTTTCACCTGCCTCCGCCTGCCGGTCTTCCCGGTCGTCGCGTCGCGCGCCAACCTCGTCAACAGCGATCGCCCAGCCGTTCTCCCTCAACCCGGCCGGCGTCAGCCCGATCTGATCCGCAAAGCGGTGAATGGCACCCTTGTCCGCCGAGGTCGCGTCGTCACCCTCACAGATGACGAACGTGCGCACCCACATGGCTACCGTCTGCCAACGCCACGACTCGAGCGACCACGCACACGCCTGTGGCGTGCGCCACGCCCACTCCCAGAGCTCGGCCTCACGATCAGTGACAGCCTGGGTCGCTTCCTCGTCAAACACCTGGTACCGGCGCTTGTCCTCGTACTCCCAACGCATCACACGACGCGGAGACAGGGGGAACTCAGGAATCTCACCGAGGTATCCCTCAGAAGGCAGAGCCGAAAGCTTGAATCCACGCTGCTCCGACCGCCCCGACGTCGGGTCAGCCTGGGGGCCGGAACGATTACGCGCACCACCCTTGGTCATGAGTTCATCCCTCCCCCGCGTCGCGCGAGATCAGCGAACGCGTGGGTTCCCGCGCGAGAATGGAAAGTTCTGAACCCTCCGCACCATAGAGCGACCTCTCCGGCGACTCCCTGTGAAGTGGGCCGACTCCGGTCCTCCCCCACCCCCTCCGGCCGGTTTCGGCTCTCGGGTTAGGGGGTGTTCCATCCTCCGGGTGAGGTAGCAGCCGTGTGAGCGTTGTGGCACGGAGCGCACAGGCCGCGGCCGTACGTTGGGTCGTTCGGGTCTGCGCCTTGGGCTACCAGTTCGCGTCGTGTGCGTGGGTGGTGGTCAGCTACCGTGCTCAGTGCCTTGCGGCAGAGGACGCACACTGGGTCGCGTGTAATGACCGCAGTGCGGAACTCTCGGTGCTCTGGAGATTTGTAGACGGCGTTGTCTACTCGCTTTGCTCTTGCTTCCCTACGGTGCCGGGGGCATCTGCTGCCCTCGGTTGAGGGGTAGATCTCCGGGCAACCGTGCCGACTGCACACCCTCATGTAGACCGCTTCGTGCCGAGCCGCAGTGCCCGAGCATGTTGCTTGGAAATGCCGAACATCCGACCGAGTTCAGCGTCATTGCCGATGGCCTGGGCGATCGCCCTCAGGTGTTGGACCTGGGTGTCTGTGAGCTTGGCGGATCCATGCTGTTCGCCAGCAACGGACACACGACGGCCCTTCGCGTCCATGTCCCGCATGTTGTCCGCCTGTGTACCGAGGAACAGATGCGCAGGATTGCAACAGGGAGGATTGTCGCAACGGTGAAGGACGTGGAGCCCATCCGGAATCGGTCCGTGCTCGAGCATCCATGCAACGCGGTGCGTTGATTCGTACCCGGCACCGCGCGCCCCACGGCTCATGTGTCCATGGCCGAAGGTTCCTCGGATTGCGCCGGTCCACTCAATGCACCCGGATGCTCGGCGCGCGAGCTTTCGGTTCAAGCGGTCGGCGACCGTGCGAGTGAAGCCGAGTTTGATTAGTGGCTCTACATTCTGCATGACACTTCCCATGTCGGTGGGTATGGAGAATGCCCACCGCCACCGGTCATGACTCTGGCGCGTGGGCTCTCACCCCGACAGGTGAGCGATCAGTTATGGCCGGTGGCACGCATCAGGCGTCGGGGCGTTGGCGGCGTTCGCGTGACCACTTCCACCAGTTGAGTCCGTACACCCAGGCGTAGGCCAGGGCTGACAGGATGAAGCCCCACTGGTGGGTGACCACGGCGAACACGACCCACAGTGCTTGCGCACCGAGTCCGATTGCCCAGCCCCACTGGCTCTTGCGTCCAGCGAGGTAGATGCCGAGGATGCCGACGCCGGCAAGGGCGAATGACCAGAGGACCGTCATCGGTTCCTCCGTCGTGCGGCTCTGCCTGTCTCGTGCTGGATGTCGAACCACGATGGCCCGGGGATGCGGAGACCGCGGCCGGCACCTGCGATGAGTGCGCATGCGATAGCGCCGAGGGCGAGGATGAGGAGGCCTTCGCCGATCATCTGGGCCTCCATTGGGCAGTATGTCGGCGAGTGGCTTTGCCCGCCCGTGACGCACCCTCACTCTGGGGGTGCGCAGTTGAGCAATCTGCTCAGTCTGGGTCGAAGGGAAGTGGTTTGCTGGCTCGCCTGGGATCGAACCAGGGACCGTCGCATTAACAGTGCGCTGCTCTGCCATCTGAGCTACGAGCCAAGGGGTCTAGTCGAGACGGACGCCCTCGCCGATGACGGCACCGGATGGCTCGCGCTCGGCATAGTAGACGCACGGCTTGCCGGCTGCGTCCAGAAAGATGATCCATGATCCGTCGTCGGGTTCGATCCAGCCTGCGTGGTGCGCGGTGACGGACTCGTGTGCGTACCGGCCGATCTTGAGGTTCGACATTGGAGGGGGGTTCCTTTCGGTGAGGTTGGCCCCCATCCAGGCCGGGGGTTTCGGTCAGGCGTAGACCTGACCGGTTTCGTCGCTGAGTTCCGCGGGCAACGTGTACCAGATCACGGCGGACAGGTTGCCTATCAGATCCGGGACGTCTTCGGTGTGGCCGTTCAGCCATCCGAGCGCGCGCTGTTTGCGACGGGTTGTCTTGCGCGCCCAGTACAGGGCGGTGTGTGTCACCTCGTGGATGACGAGCGACAGGCTGACGGGTTGTGCCAGCATGACGACCGCCTGCACGCCGCGCGAGTCCTGCTCGTCGTACGTGATGGAGTGCGCTGCGGCTCTGTTGTCGCCGGCGGCTCGCTGCAGTGCATCCCGGTCCTTGAACACGAAGACATGCACGCCGTACGGGATGCCGAACTCAGGGTCCGGGTACAGCACGTACTGATGCGCTACGTCTTCGCCGGGCCATGTCGTCACTCGCGTCCGCGCTCCCATTTGTCACTGCAGCATTCATTGGCCGCGATCTTCGTAGACCAGACCGATGTGCACTTGGGGCACTCGTGACCGTCTTCAGCCTCAGGGCTCATGCCGACTCGCCTTTAGCGTGGAGGCTGTCGGGGTCGGCCTGTTCGTTGACGAGGCGCTCGATGGTGTAGCCGCGTGCCTCGGGGCGGATGTCGCGGTAAGGGATCGGATCGAGTGTCATCCGGCCACTCCTTGCAGTTCCGTCTCATCGACCGGGAGCAGGAATGCGCCGTCAGACTCGAGCTTCACCCGGTGCTTGTTCGCGTGATGCGAGCAGTACGTGAGCACTCCCCCGGACGCGAGGAAGGCTGTCTCCTTGGCGCGCACGCTTGGTCCGCATTCGTCGCAGTACTCCATACCGCACCGCCTTTGTCGCGGGTGTTTCCCCTCCGGTGTTGCCGTGCTCTCTGCGCTCAGTGGTAGGTGGTGGACCGTTCGGTCCCCTCATGAGTCTTCGACCGCAGGTACGGCTTACGTTGGGGGTGGGTTCATGCCGGGATGGGCGTGATGATGCGGCCGTTGTATACGGCGCGTCCGTCGCGGATGCGGTGGACTTGGGGCCAGGACTGTCCCTTGCCGTCGAACAGCAGGGAGCCGAAGCCGGCCTGCCAGTCTTCGACGATGCGGGCGCTGGTTCCGTCAGCGTGGAGCGATCCGTGCACGGACGGGACTGTGCCGTCTGTGCGGGCGAGGCATCCGGGGTTGGCGGAGTACGTCTCGATGGCTTCGCCGCGCGGGCCCATGACCGTCTTGTAGATGATCTCGGCGCGGTGCGTGTGGCCGGCCCACGTGTTGATGTGGGGCAGGTCGTTGGCGTACTGGCTCATCGTGGAACCCTTGCTGTTGGCGCGGGTGCCGTGGATGTTGCGTGTGTGGTCGTCGTCCCAGTGGGTGGCGGCCGGGTATGCGTCCTGGTACTCGATATTGAGCTCGTCCAGCCGGAGCAGGTACGGGAGGCTCATCGTGGGCCACTCGTTGGGCATGTCGGCGCGGCGGAGGCCGAATGCGGCGAGGGCGTTCGCTTCGATGAAGTTCTGCATCCGCTTGTCGTGGTTGCCCTCGACGATGACGATCTGCGCGTTCGGGCAGAGCGAGCGGAGGATCGACAGCCACTTGAATCCGGTGTCGATTGACTTCTGCGTGGTCCGGGCGAACCCGGCTTCCTGCGTGTACTTGCCTTGGCTGGCGAGGTCGAGGAAATCGCCGAGGATGATGATGCTGTCGGGCTGCTCCTGGCGGCACGCTTCAGCGAACACCATCATGGCGTCCCAGTCGTGGAACGCCTCGTAGGTTTCGTCGGGGAGCGCGCGGAAGCCGATCTGGGGGTCAGCGCACTTCATGGACAGCTTGAGGCCAGCACGGTCGATGGGCTCAATGGGAGCGTTGACCGTCACCTCGACGGGCGCTGCGGGCTGAACGACAGGCCACGCAGGTCCGCCGGCCACCTCGGTGATGGGTCGAACGTTGTTGAGCTTGTTCCAGTAGCCCGGGCCGGTTGCGTTTGAAGTCCAACCCCACGTGAACGTGACGGCGTCGGGATCCATGCCCTTGCTTGCGATGAACTCACGGAAGTCTTCGTAGCCCCAGGGACGATCGCTGAACTCGTTGAAGCTCGAGACGCCAGTCTTGGAGTCGTGCATTTCTGATCGGCCGGCCGGGGACTCGGTGGTCGGCGCTTCGCCCTGGTAGCGGTGCTTCAGGTGCCGGCGGATGCTGGCATCGTCGATGCCGATCTCGCGCGCCCATGCGGCTTTCGACTTGGAGGTGTCAATGGTGACGCCATGCGCCATCTCATAGGCGCAACTGCGGCAATCCGACATGGTTGCTCCCAAGGGGTGCAGGCACTCCCCTACCGCGGGAGCGCGGATGGAGTGAGCGTGAAGAGTGCCCGCCGCAGCCGAGGGAATGTAGCCTCGCTGGACTCGGGCGTATGGCCGACGCGGTTCTGCAGATATGTGCGCGGCGGCATTTGTGTTCGGCCTGCTCCTGGGCAAGCCCACCCTCGACCGAACTACGGGGTCGCCGTCATGCCGGGAGGGGAAATGAAAACGCCGCCAGACCCGGAGGGCGGCGGCGAACTACAAAAGCCCCGGAGAACCGGGGCTTCGACGTGGGCAGATTCCCACAGATTTCATATTAGGGCATGGAACACCTTTCACGCAAC